TTACTACAAGCGCAAAGTAGCAGAGCTTAAATTAAAGGTTAAGGCTTATGCTGAAATGAATGACGCTAAATCAGCTAATGAGTTAGAGAAAGAGATAGCCAACTATGAAAAGCATATTAGACAATACGAGCCGAAAGGCGTTGATAGTTATTTGAGTTAGGGTTATAATCCAGCTTCCACAGTAAGATTTTATATTTTCTATATAGAGTCTGAAATAAAAAGCCCCGCATAACGTGGGGTTTTTTATTGCCTGTAATAAGCTATAATAAAATAAATGCGAGGTTCGCGAAAATATGAGGTAAGGGCGGTGTCCGAACTTAAATTAACACCAAAGCAAGATGCCTTTGTAAAGGCTTATTTGCTTAATGGCGGTAACGCTACACAAGCAGCTATTAAGGCTGGATACAGTGAAAAAACAGCTAAGTCAATTGGTCAAGAAAACTTGACAAAACCTGCCGTAAAAAAAGCTATCGCCAAACACCAAAAAAAGAATGATGAAAACTTTATTTGGTCTAAAGAGCAGAAGCTTAAACTGCTTGAGCGTATAGCATCAATAGCAACATCTGAGGATAGCGAAAAGGGCATGATTAACATGCAGAGCGCCATTGCTGCAATTAAAGAACACAATTTAATGCAGGGCGATAATGCGCCGATTGAAACCAATAATAATATCAAGGTAAGTAATACGCTTGCCAAAAAGCTTACTGGCGGGTCTAAGCGATAATGAATAACCATGAAAAGGCGAAGTGGTACTTAGATAACCTAGATGATCTTGATTATGAGGATTTAGCTGATGCGCTTACTTATAAGTGGTTTCGCCTTTGCACTCTATACCATATAAAGGATAAGACAGGGCAGAAAGTTCTTTTTGCACCTAATCAGGAGCAAGAGCAGTTTTACGTTAATCAACACTGTAGAGATATAATACTAAAGGCAAGACAGCTAGGTTTTACTACATTCTGCATGATTAGCGCTTTGGATGACTGCTTGTTTATTGAAAACTATTCAGCCGGTTGTATTTGTCACAACCTAGAATCGGCAAAAGATATTTACCAAAATAAAATCAGATTTGCTTATGATTCGATAACTGATGATCAAAGAGAGTTACTTTCAGAGGTTGGTTACCAGCTACCAAGACCGGTCAATAATAAAGATAACGGCTTTAGGTTTGATAATGGCTCATCTATTCGCGTTTCAACTGGTTATCGTGGTGGTACATTGCAATCACTTCACGTATCTGAGTTTGGTAGCATATGTAAAAAGTTTCCAGAAAAAGCAAAGGAGATAGTTACAGGTGCTTTTGAAGCTGTAGCAGTTGGCAATGTGATAACGATTGAATCTACCGCGGAAGGTAGGGATGGTTACTTTTATCAGTATTGCAAGGATGCTGAAACAAAGCAAAAGAGAGGTGACGAGCTGACTCAGCTAGACTTTAAGTTTCACTTTTTCCCGTGGTACACAAACAAAGGTTATCAACTAGAAACAGGAAGGAGCACGCCAGAGCCTATACAAGCATACTTTGCAAAGTTATCACATGATACTGGCGAGGAGTTTACCAAGGAACAGATGGATTGGTACGCATCAAAAGAATGCGATCTATTTGATGATATAAAGCGAGAGTATCCAAGCACTCCAAAAGAAGCTTTCGAGCAATCAGTAGAGGGCGCTTACTATACCAAGCAGTTCGCTAAGATATATAAAGACGGCAGGATATGTAAAGGCTTCAATAATGATGCTAAGGTGCATACCGCATGGGATTTAGGTGTTGGTGATAGTACGGCTATTTGGTTTTATCAGAAAGTGGGTAATGAGATACACCTAATTGACTACTACGAAAACTCAGGTGAAGGTCTTGAGCATTACGTTAAAGCGTTGCGCGACAAAGGTTATGATTACGGTTATCATTACGCACCGCATGACATTGATAATAGAGACTTTAGCAACAACGGGATGACTAGAAAGCAAGTAGCATCGCAAGGTTTTGATCTAGATAATAACGGTGTAAGGCATCGCATTGATTTTATAGTTGTTTCAAAATTATCTGTTGATGACGGTATAAATCACGCAAGGAAGCTACTTGAAAGGTGCGTTTTTGATAAAGATAAATGCGAGCGAGGAATTAAGTGTCTGGAATCATACAGAAAAGAATGGAATGATAAGCTAGGCTGCTTTAGAGATAAGCCGCTTCACGATTGGGCTAGCGATGGAGCTGATGCGTTTAGATATCTAGCTGTGATTGAAAATGGCACACCAAAACCAGTAGCCGCACCAAGATTCAGAAGGTAAACATGACTACATTATTAGATTCAACAATTCGCAGAGAGGCGCAGCTATTGCGCTTTGGTACGTATTTGAGAAGCGAATACATAACCAAGACTATGCAAGATTTATCTAAAGATATTCCGCGGATGCTGGTTGGTTTTGATGAGCTCAATAAATCAGAACTAACAAAGCTGTCACGTGAGATTCGAAGCCAAGTATCAGCATCTATGAATGCCATGTTTGACAGCATAACTGGCGAACTTCACTTGATGACTGACGATGAGGCTGAATTTGTTCGTGAGCTTTACGATGATTATACCACAGCAGCGTTAACGGCTTTAGAGGTTGGCGCAGTAGTATCGACAGCAGATAACGCTTTAATAAGCTTAGAGTCAGGCGGGCGCGTTAATACAGGTGTTTGGGCTGACTTCATCAAAGAGAATATAAATACTGCGAACAAGATGGTTGACGGCGTTGTGCTTAAGGGCTTTCGCGATGGTCAGACGCTGCAGCAAATAACAAGTGAGTTACGCGGCTCATATAATCGCGGCACTAAGAAGTATGTCGGCGGTGTAATTAACGGGCGTATGACTCAGTACGCAGAAACTCTAGCCCGCACTGGTGTAAGTCATTATTCAAATCAGGCTCGCGATAAGTTTGCAGCTAAAAACAAAAGCGCTATTAATAAGCAGGTGTTCTTTGCCACTCTAGATAATAGAACCACAACAACGTGCCTGGGCTTCCATTTAGATGAGTTTGAGCTGGATGATAACAGTAAGCCAACCCTGCCAATTCACTACAATGAGCGCAGCGTATATCTATTTAAAGGTGATGGAATTGACCCGCTAGCAGGTGATAGACCATTAATAGGCGGCAAGAACACCAAGTCAGCACGCGAAGAGTTTGAAGCTAGGCAGTCTCGCACAGATAGAAAGGTTAAATACAAAGGCCGTAAGGACTCTGATGTATTTGATGTTGAGCAAGTGAGCGCTAAAGTTACAAGTCAGCAATGGCTTGAGAGGCAGCCTAGATTCTTTGTTGAGTCAACGCTTGGTAAAACCAGGGCTGCTTTGTTTTTGGATGGTAAACTACCTATTGAAAAGTTTACCGACTTGCAGGGTAGAAGCCTTACACTTGCTGAGTTGCGCGACACCGCAGCGGGTGAGCGCGCATTTCGAAGGGCGGGGATTGATTAGCCCTTAATCGGGCTTTTTGGTTAGCGTGTAATCATTCATAATATCGGTAACTATAGAGTCAATATCACTATCTCTGCTTATGGTTTCCGATATTAAATCCCATAACTCGCAACGAAGCTTTTCCTCTGGTGTTTTTGGTTTTTTAATGTCATCTATATGCGGATTTATGTAATTGCTATTTTTATCCTTTGCAACTATGTGTCCGCTACTGTCTGCGGTTAATAGCACCTCGCATTGGCTGTTGTTGTATTCGGCTGTATCACCAACCTTCGGCCATTCATTAGCATCTGCGCTCCGCTCGATATCACTGCCTCTGCTTATAGTTTTCGATATTAAATCCGGCGACCCGCAGCGAATTTTAGGTTTTGAGAATACAGTTTCGTGCTTTAAGTACATGCATTCCTTGCCGCTAGATAAATCAAGATAATAACCAGTGCTATCGCCAATGTAAGTTATTTTTACGGTTTTGTTGAATGTAGTCATACCAGTAGAAACTAAGGTCGCCTCATCACCAGCTTGCGGCCATTCATTGGTATCTGTGCTTCGCTCGATATCGCGGTTGACTTTACTTACTGACTTCATAACTATCTCCATTAATTAATTTCACTAAACTATACAGCTTTAGCGCTAAAACCATAAATAACATTTAGTCATAAGAATATAGCTAAACGGTATTTAACTAATGGGTTTAGGTGGATTATATTTGCACTTAGCGGTGAGTGCGTTATAATTTAATTATGGAGTGGTTAAGGCGGGTTATCTAGCTATAGCTTAAACAGCCTTTTCCCCATCCTCTCTAATCAATAACCCCAGAGAGGCTTCAATGAAGAAACTAACAAAGTCAGAGCGGCAAGCCAAAAGAAGAGAGCGAAGATCTAGAAACGCACAAGGCATGATTGATAAGAAAGCCAAGATAAAAGCATGGCTTGGCTTGGGTGGTGAATTTTCAACGCTTGAGCTTATCGTTATGGCTCACGCGAAGCTTGATTTGATTATTCGTGGCGACATCCACCCTAACAGTCAAGTAGACTTTCTAATTAAAAAGATAGAAGGCAAAGCGCGGCCAGTTAAAAATTTCAGGACTAAAAAGGATTTTTATTCGTCTAGACTATGGAAGATACTTCGATACCAAGCGTTTGAAAAGTACGGCAATAAATGCCAGTGCTGTGGCGGCACTCCTCAAGATGATTTAACAATGCACGTTGACCATGTAAAGCCTAGATCCACTCATCCTGAATTAGAGCTTGATATAAATAACCTGCAAGTGCTTTGCGAGGATTGCAATGTAGGCAAGTTAAACCAGTGGGATACAAACTGGAAGCCGTAAAGCTAACGTATCTAATGACCCTTATTAACCAAATAGACTGGAGAGAAAATGATTCCAAATGACTACAGCCACCTATGGAATGACCTGCCGAAAGAGCAGAGAGTAAAGCTAATGCCTCACATGATTGAGTCTCAGATAATGCATATAGAGCAAACCAAGCTGAAGGCAATTAGACATCACAAAGCTTTTTTGGATGACTGCAATTCTCAGATAAAGAATTTAAAGAAAAGCCTAAGCGATATAACTAAATAACCTATCCTTATAACCAAAATTGCACCATTCAATAAACACCGTTATACTATTAGCAATTAATCTATAACGGTGTTTCTATGTCAACTCTACAGCTCGGCAAAGCAAATAAATCATACTTAACAGCGCAGAAATACGTAAAGATGATGCGCGATACGGTGACGGGCGTGCCAGCTTTGAAGGCACCTGAGAATGCCACTATATATCTACCACGCATTGATTGTGATGATGAGCAAGATGCTGAATATCAACGTACCAAGTATCAAAGAATACTATCTCAAGCTGAGTATAATAACGTGCCTTCTCGCACGCTATCGGCATTACAGGGCGCTTTAAGCTATCAGCCTAACAACTTTGAAGGTGTGCCACCTGATTTAGAATACCTGCTTGATGACGTTGACAATGACGGTATGACAGCGAATGAGTTGGTTAAAATAGTTCAGTCTGAATTGCTTCAAGTTAAGTATTGCGGGTTGCTTGCTGATTACTCTGATTTAGAAAGTCTTGGCATTGATGAAGATGAACAGTTAACAATGCAGCAAAAAGCAGCTTTTGGTTTACGCTCATCAATTAAGCTTTACACTCGCGAGTCCATTGTGAATTGGGATTTTAAGCGCGTTAATGGTCGCCGTCAATTGACTTGGGTTTTACTGCGTGAGGTTGAGCAAGACCAAGACCCGCTGATGTTTAGCTGTGAAGAAGTTGAAACATACGTACTGTTATCGATTGACGAGAACGGTAATTATAATCAGCGCAGATGGGTAGAGGGTGAAACAAAGCAAGCTGGCGGATGGTCTGAGCCTGTTTATCCTGAAAAATCGACTGGTGCAATGTTTGATTATATCCCATTTGAGTTTGTTATCGAGGGTGACTATCCAAAAGGTGAAATCCCACTAGCGCTTGGTTACTTGTTTGAAATAGCAGGATTGACGCTTCATAGATATCAAATGTCAGCTTGCTACAAATCAGCACTGCATTACATGGCTACGCCTAAAACTTGGTCTAGCGGCTGGGATAATCAAGCCTTAGATTTTTACAAGCAAATGACAGGTCGAGACTATATTTCGGTTGCTGATGATGCTCATTTACCTCTACCTAAAGATGGTCAGTACGGCATATTAGACTGGAAAGCTAGCGATACAGCATACAGAGATTACTTTGATTCAAACGCTGCTGAGATTGAAGCGCAGGGCGGCACTTTTGATATACAAGAGAATAGCGGTGAACAAACCGCCACGGCTAAAGTTATTAACGCTGCTGAGAAAACCAGCGTGCTTAGCAATGTTCAATCAACTGTTGAAACTGCGTTAAATAAGCTATTTTCATACTGCGCTGACTTCGAAGGCCGCGAGGCTGATGTTGATATCAAGCTTAACCGTGAGTTTATCGGTGTAAAACTATCGCCGCAGGAGCGAGATGCTATTCGTAATGACTACATTCAAGGTTTAATAACTCGCAGCGAAGCATTGAGGCAGCTTGAGCATGGCGGCATATTGACTATGAAAGCCGATGAAATACTTAATGAATTGGAAATGAGTGGCTTATAGTTTCACTTTTTAGTCAAATAGGCTAATATATAACTTAATTGTCAGGTTGACATTAACCAGCATAACTGAGGTTCAGAAAATGCAATTACAGTACGATACACAAGAAGCGGTTCCAGAAGATTTACGTGAGTCATTTGTAGAGTTTAAAGAAGGTGATAAAACCTTATTTATGCACAAGGATTTAGCGGAAACTAAAAAAGAGGTTTACCGATTTAAGGGTGACTTAACCCACGCACAAAGATTAGCTCAGGAAAAATCAGAGCGTTTGCAAGCTTTGGAGTTGGCAGAAAAAGAGCGTCAAGAAGATTTAGAAGCTCAAGAGCTTGAGAGCAAAAAGAAAAACGGGCAGCATGAGGAAATTCTTGAGCATTTCAAGACTCAGGCGCAGCGCGAAAAAGAAGAGCTTCAAGCTAAATTGGAAGAGTTAAGCGGTAGCATTAAGCAAAAAGAAAAGACCGCAGTAGTAAACGATTTGGCTTCAATGGGTACTGATTCAACCCGCGCAGCATTAAAGCGCTTAATTAATCAAGATTTAGATTTTAGCGAGGATGGCAGTTTAGTTGTGCTTGAAAATGGCAAGGCAACAAGCATCAGTCTAGATGAATACAAAGGTAAACTAAAGGAATTATACCCCTACCTAATTAGTGAGTCTCACGGCAAAGGCGGCGGTAGAAATGGTAATCCAGCTGGGTCAGGTGGATCGAATGTAAGTACAAACACAAAAGCAGAGCAAGCAAAGAAAAAGGGCGACCTTAAAGGCTTCCTCGATGCATCAATTAATTTTAATCAATAAGGTAAACTAAGATGAGTGAAATCACATCAAACCTACTGGCCTCAGCTTTAAATCACAAAGTTATTGCAGAAGCCTTTGAAATCGCACGTTCAAACCGTACTGGTATTTTATCAGTTGTTAACGTCTCAGACCCAATGCAGGCGTATGACGGCTACAAAATGGGCTGGCTTGATATGCGTGTTGACGCTACAAGCTCAGACACTACCGCTGCCGCTTTGGCTGCTGCGACAACCGTATCTGTTGCTGACGGTTCAAAGTTCCGCTCTGGAATGCTCTTGTCTCCTGATGGTAGCGATGAAGTATTACTTGTTGAGTCTGTTTCTGGGAATGATTTAACAGTTGTTCGTGGTTTTGGCGGTACAACTGCTGCCGATATTGCGGATGCTACAACTCTTACAATCGACTCAGTTGCACGTGAAGAAAACTCTTTGGCTGAAACTGACGGAATCTATCAACCAGAAAATGTTGAGAACTTCTTTCAAACAATGGATACAGCCGTTGAAATGTCTCGCCGCGCCCTTGCGACACTGCAATACGGTGATACAAACGATCTTAACTTCCAAGTTCAAGAGCGTATTCGCCAGCTTGCAATCCAGATGGATCGTGCATTAGTTCGTGGCCGTAAAGCAACAGCAACAATTGCGGGTAAAGAGCGTACATACACAGGTGGCATCCGCTACTTCCTTGATCAAGCTGGTGCAATTAACGTTGATAACTCTGCTGCTGCATTGACACTTGACCAAATTAACGAGCTTAACGCTCAAATCGTAGCGCGTGGCGGCATGGCTAATACAATTGCTGTGGGCATTCCGCTAGCTCGAAAGCTTAACTCGCTTGTTGGCGCTAACTACTCAAGCCAGCGTCTAAATGATTGGTCTAATGACGAAGGTGCGGTTAATCGCCTGCCTACTGACTTACCATTAATCGGCTCTGTTAATCAGATCGTTATTGATACAAACTTATCTGATGATGAATTAATCATCTTTGATGCTGGCATGATTAGCGTTAAGCCTATGGCGCAGAACAATGCTGGTGAGTCAGGCTCTTGGCAGACTAAAGACGCTACACAAAACGGTCAAGACGGTCAAAAGGTGCGTGTTTTAGGTGACTTCTCTATGGAAGTTCGCAACTCTAAAACACACATGGCTCGCTTGCGCAATATCGGCTAATGAAGTTTAGCGTAACAGCTGATACGGCTGTCTTTGTCAACGGTAAGATAAAGACAGTCAAAGCTGGTGAAATCGACACTACCGACAAGGATTTTATTAGATCTTTGGAAGGCGCGAAAGGTGTAAGTAAAGCGCAGGCAAAATCTAAAAGTAAGTCTGAATAATAACAGCCCCGAAAGGGGCTTTTTAATGAGCTGGATTTATTTCATTCACTAACTTATACTAGTTAAGTGCGAGGTGAGAGGCGCACACGCTAGCGCTAGCAACCATTTAAACCTCTCACAACCTCTCTACAATTAACACCTCTCACACAAAACAAGGCTTTTGTGATGGCAAGATATACAACGGAACAAACACTCTCATTCGGTGACACTCAAGATTCAAGGCTTCTTATTGTGAGCGGCAGTGTTACCGTTAATGTGTGGGATGGTAGCGACTGGATTTTGGCTGATACGCTAACAACTGGATCATCCGAATACTTTACTAAAAATACACGGTTAAAAATCACTCCTGATGTTGGTGCATCTTTTTATATTGACGAGGCGGGTGAGGCATGAGCTTAGTTAGAGGTGGTATAGGCGATATTGAGTTGGCGAGAGAGCGGGTTTTAGTTTCAAGCCCTCAACAGCTTTCAGGTGCTCTTGATTCTACAAAGGAGTATTTTTTGGACGGTGTTATAGATTTCACTGGTTCTGGGTTAAGCATTGAAGTTCCCGAAGGCGGCTTATACCTTCGCGGTTACAACTTCGATATATCAGGTATTAAATGTGATGATGATAACTACACCTTGTTCACATCACCAGTTGGTGGTAGTGGTAATGTTTTGGGTGCTGATTACCTTATTGATGTGAATGGTGTTAACTCAAGGGTTTACAATCTTAGCAGTTTAACTGGATTTGAAGCATTTGAGTTCATAAGGATCAATTACAATAACTGTACATCGCTTGGTACTATAGATAGTTACAGACAGGGCTTTGAAACTGGCACAGGTAGATTCGGCGGAAAGCCTGAGCTAACACTATCGGGCACATGGGTTGGCGGGTACTTTATTGAGTCGTCAATTGTAAGAAGCTTAGCCGATGGGGCATACTCGCTATTTAAAGCTGGTACGGCGCTCACGCTAGGGTCAAGATTTAGAACAAACATGAATGTTGACCTACCTGCAAGTGCTTCACTCTTTGACTTTTCCCCTGCAAACTTCCCCAACCCGTCAACACTGCAAGTTGATAGTGCCATTATTACTAGACTTGGCGTGCAGGATGCTACGGATTCAAACTACACACCCAACATATCAGCGAGCGACTTAGCATGTTCATGGTCTAATAATTTAGGGATACCAAACACGTTTGAAGGTGGCTCGATTGGTATAGGCGCATCGGCAGCCACAACTATAAGAACCATTGATGTTTTTGAAGATATCGCAGCTTTATCTTGGATAACCACTGACTTGCAGCACTTTGACAACCCAGTGGACGGTCAATTAAGGCATCTGGGTATAAACCCAAGGGAGTATAAAGCAATAGCTTCATTGACTATTGATGGCGCTAGTAATGACGTTGTTACACTGAGGGTTGTTAAATGGGATAACTCTGCATCATCATTTGTTACCGTGTTAGATCAAGTTAGGCCAGTTAACAATCTTGTCGGCGCCCGAGATGTTGCATTTTTTAACATAAACGTAAATACAAGGCTAGACCAAAATGATTACATCAAGCTGCAAGTAGCAAACAACTCAGGAACCGCAAATGTCACTGCGGAAACTGATGGCTATTTAGTAGTGGAACAGAGATAACAAAAAGCCCTCATTGCGAGGGCTTTGTTTATAGGCTGGTAAAAAAAGATGGATTGCTACGCTTTACACTTCTAACGACTCTCCGCTTCTTATTGTTATATGCTGCAATAACCCATATTGGTCTGTATTGTCGCTCAACTCTCGCTAATGGCTTACTACTCATTGCGCGGCTAGTTTGCGTGTAGCTTAAATCTGTCATTTCGCTCATTCTTCATCACCTAATTTGTCTTTGTGTAATTGATAGCCAGCCAAGAAAGCCAGCCCGATTGATACTGCAAAACCAATAACAAGTAAAAATAAAGTCATTTGTATAACTCCTTGTTCATAAAATAATCGTTAATTGCACCTATGATGCAAAGATAGAACAGCAATATAACGGGATAACCAAACATACTTGCATCTATGTACCACCAAGACAAGCAACCCAGCAAAGTGAATGCAAGCGCTATAATGTGAAGTAATACCTTCATTCAAATTCAATCCATTTATTTAACTTGAGCTAACAATAGCGCAAAATTAATTGAATGTTTAATAACTAATCGCTATAAGCTATAATCAAACGTAATAACGAATAGAGGTTTTAACATGGCTTTAATAGTTGGCACTAACTCATACTTAACAGTGCAAGAATTTAAAGATAACGCAGATTTGCTTGGGTTTGATTATGTAACCCCTGCTTATACTGACTTGCAGATAGAGCAAGCGTTAAGTCGTAGCGCTTTAATGTTTGTTGATCCTCGATATAATTTCAAAGGCGATAAAGTCGATGAAGCTCAGGCTATGGACTTACCGACTGATGATGTTGCTATATCTGATATTCAGTACGCAGCAACGCAGGCAGCATGGCAGGCCTTGATTGGTAAATTGTTTGTTAGTGAGTCAGAACAATCATCAAACGGCTTAATTGTATCTGAGAGTAAACAGCTAGCTTCACTGTCAAAGTCTGTTGATTATCAGTCTGGCACAGCACGCACAACACTTTATGATGTAAGCACTATTGACAGCTTGATGAGACCATATGTTACTAGCTACAGCGGCGGTAACATGGGTCGCATAAGGAAGTGCTAATGGCAACATTTAAGGCAGAATTTAAAGAGTTAGCAGCCGAGCTTTTTAGTGATGAATTTGCTGATTTTCAGCGCGAGCTTGTCATTAAGAAAGATACTGGATATAACCCGATAACCGATACCGATACCAAATTCACGGCCACCACTGGCGCAATACCGCTAACGCTTAAAGACGTTGAGCAAGTATTCAGCAATGTGACCGCATCAGATATTTATTTATTTACATTGAACGAAGCGCCTGTACCAGCGGACTTTGATGCAAGCTATCATTGCGAGTATGACGGTGAAGAGTATGCAATAAGCGAAGTTGAAGCAGACCCAGCCGATGCAGGATACTTTATTAGGATTGTCATTTAATGGCAGGTAAGAATGAAAGAGCGGCGGACATATCGGACTTCTTAGAAGAAGTTGTTTCTGATGAGTCTGTACGAGTTGGTATTTATATATTCAACAGCCTTGTTACGTCCTCTGCTGTGCGTGACGGCATTTTACGCGCTTCATTCTTGCCTACCATTAGCGACCCAACTAATGAGACTGTGAGCAAGCCTGATAAGTCTGGACAGGCAACAATAAGTAAAGGTGTATCAGTTATCAGCTCCGCTAAAAACATTAAATACCCGACCATCTATATTCAGAATAACCAGCCGTACGCTTATCGAATTATGGAAACTGGATATTCAGAGCAGACACCACCAAAAACGCTTAGCTTAATATTGCAAGCAGCGGAGAATATATGAGTAACTTAAATAGCTTAACTCGATCGTTTCAATTGCGTTTAGCTCAAAGCATACCGTCTGGCTATGTGATAGGTGATATTTACAATCTTGATAGAGGTGTTAGCGGTAGCACTGATAAAAAGCACTTAACGCAAAGCACAGCTTTAGGCTTAAGGCAATTTACTGCGCCAGACGTAAAACGCTGCATTAGACAGTTTTTTATACACACAATAGCTCTTTACGTGCCAAACTCAAACCGCACGCAAAGAGCTGGTATACTTACGACTGCTAGCGAGATTCAAACTTTGTTTGAGCATATTGAGTTTGACGAGTATAAAACTCAAGTTGCAGAAATTGACATCGTAGGCAAGCAAACAGATTCTAAGTTTTACAGAGTCGATATAAACATTAACGGATACTTCGAGGAAATACTATGAGTACAACAGTAACAGATCGCGAGCTAGTCGGCTCTGACATTTCTATGCACTTGTCTGCACAGACCACAAAAGGCGCGGTTGATTCAAACCCTGTATTTTTTAAGGTTCGCCGCACTGATGGCGCAGCTAAAAAGACAGTCGGGTCAACTGTATCAAACGAACTTAAAAATAATCAACAAGGTAAAACTAACATTCAGACCAGCTCTGAACAAACTGCGGAGATTTCAAGTGATGTTTTTCAGCAAAATAAAACATTGATTGTAGCGGCTATTCATTCAGAGCTTGACGATAACACTTACACTGGCACTGACATTGAAATTACTAGTACTGGCTTCGACATTCCTGCAACTACCCTTGTTGCGGGTGATTACATCTTTGTTAGTGGCGCTACTGATGACAAAAACAATGTAACTTATCGTGTTGATAGCGTTGTTGGCAGCGTTGTTACAACTACGCCAGCGCCAGCATCAACGGAAGCGGTAGGCGCATCCATAACTGTTGCGAGCAAGAAGTATGCAAACGGACTAAACCCGACGTACTTTACGGGTCAGCGCCGTCAGCTTGATAAATCACGCGCAGGTGAAACTGCATATCTTAACTTTGAAGATGGCCTTGTTGATACGCTATCACTAGAAGTGCCAGAAGAAGAGCTTTTAACATCGACTGCTAATATCGTTTGGGAGCTAGCACAGGATGGATTCGCTGCAATATCAGGTCAAGCTGATGCTGCTGACGACACATCAGAAGCGGCTGGCGTTGAGAATCAATTTAAAAAGTTTTGGCTTGATGGCGCACCTGCTGAGTGCTCGTTGAAGTCTGCATCTGTTGAGATTGCTAACGGCTACACTGCATCACCAGCGGCAGGCTGTAAGCGTAAATCATACGGGGCGCGTAACTTTGCTGTAACGGGTAGCTTTGTAGCTAAGAGCTACATCGCTAACTCTACAAATTGGGAAGAGAAGTTCTTAAATGCTAACCGTGTGGCTTTAGCTTTTGAGATTATCTGGAATGATGGCAACGCTATGCTTATCGAGCTTGAGCGTGCATATCTAAACGAGCATGAAATGCCAACTGCGGAAGGTTTTGCTAATAACACGCTAAACATCAACGCAGAAGAAAACCCCGACACAGGTACCACTATCAGAGTTTTCACTAACTTTTAGATTAGTATCGGTTGTATTTTTGGCCTCGCAATTTAGCGGGGCTTTTTTATGCTATTTAGCTATAAGCATATAACCAAATAATTTGCTAGAATGTAATCAATACATTTAATCATGGTGAATTATGTTTTTCCGCAAACGCAAAGAAGAATCAAACGAGCAAATCAGCGCATCAATAAAGTGCTTCAAAGAAGATGCAGACAAGTTAAAAAACGGCGCTCCAATTTACCCTATGCCAGATAATTCAGATTTATTTTTCAATGTGCTGCGCATTGGCACTGCTGAACAACAAAAGCAAATGAGCCAAATAACCCAGGAAGTTTACGGCTTTAACCCGCCAAGGCATGTTGATAATAATCTACTGTGGGCGCACTGGCTTGGTAACTATGGCGTTACAGGCTGGGGTTATCTTGAAGATGATAAAGGTGATGAATTGAAATTTAGCCGAGAAACTTGCAGAGGTATATTTTTAGATATTGAGCACAGGACTTTTCTAGTGCCAACGTTAATTAATGGCGCTAGCGATGCTTACGCCTATTTGCATGACGAAGCTGTCGAGGCTATGGAAGATCTAAAAAAGCGCTAAAGTGGGATTCGGAAGGCGACCAAAGGGTGCTTACTGAGCTTGAGAAAATACCAAGTAAACACTTAAGCCCATACAATAAAGCAGCATTAAAAGAATTGAAAGGTCGCAAACCTAATCTCACAAGTAAACAGTCTAGCTTGCTTGGGGCTTTTTACAGATTGGACAGAGAGCGCGATAGGGTTGGTCAAATGGCAACGCCGCAACACCTGAAGCAATCTGCAATTAGAGAATACATAAAATACAATGGTGCTCACAGTTATGAATCAGACATATTTATGAGCATCATTCTTGATATAGATGAAGAGTACTTAACTCTCTTCTTTGCTAAACAAAAGCGAGACGCTAAAAATGGCTGATAAGATTGTACGAATAAAACTAGATAGTGGCGGCGCTGTTTCTGACGCTAACAGGACTAACAGAGCAGTTAAAGGTATTGGTGCTAGTGCTGATAGCGCATCTAGCTCTATGATGTCACTATCTCGAGTGGCTAGCGGCGTTATAACTGCATTGAGCACTGCTAAAATAATTCAATATGCTGACTCATGGACTAACGTCAATAACAGAATTGCAGCTGCAACAAAAACATCGAGAGAGTTTAGTGTTGCTCAATCCGCTATAATTTCAATAGCTCAAAGAGCTGGTGTAGAGCTTAGTGGTGTCGCCGATGCTTATTCAAGAATATCTCAAGCAACTTCTGAGCTTGGTGTAAGTCAAGATAGAGTTATTGATGTTACTGAAAAGCTAACTTTAGCATTAAAGGCTGGTGGTGCTACAGGCGCTGAAACGTCAAGTGTTATGATTCAGTTTGCTCAAGGTCTTGGTTCTGGCGCGTTGCAGGGTGATGAACTTAGATCGATTCTTGAAGCGTCAATACCAATAACAAAAGCTTTATCTAAAGAATTTGGTGTCACAACTGGCGAACTCAAAAAGCTAGGTTCAGAAGGTAAACTGACCGCTGATAGAGTTGTAAAGGCAATTGAAAACATTGATGAATCATCACTGACATTTACAAAAGACATATCGAGCGGCTTTACTGAGCTAAACAACGCGTTAACTGTTTACGTTGGTAATATCGATCAAGCATTTGGCGTTAGCAAGGCGCTTAGTGGCTCACTCTCATCGCTATCGCAAAACATACAGGCTGCCGTTGATGTTGCCGGCGCTCTCGCGTTGGTTGTTGGGGCTAAATATGTCGGAGCTGTTGGTGCTGCTACTGCATCACAATTAGCATTGACTGCGTCATCACTAAAAGCCACAACTACAATGAATGCAATGGGTGTTGTAGTGTCAAGAACAACTATGCTAATGAATGCTCAGGCATTGGCTGCCAGAGGGGCTTCCGCTGCGCTTGCGTTTATTGGGGGGCCGATTGGCGCTGCTGTCATAGCTGCTGGCGCTTTGATTTACTTCGCAGATGAAGCTGAAACTGCTGAGGAAAGGTCAACGCGTTTAGCTGGCAAGGTTGATAATCTAACTCAGAGCTTCAAGGGCTTGAATGATTTGCAGCGTCAAATGCAGATTAAAAATTTATCGATAGAGTTTGCAGAAACTCAAGCGGCACTACAGAAAGCAAACGAGAAATTACAGCAATTCAAGAGTTTTTCGGATAGCCCTATAAAGGCTGACGGGGTGAGAAGATACCAAGCAGAGGTTAACAGGCTTAGTGGTGCTCTTGATGATATATCTACAAAGCAACAGGCTCTGTTTGCTGGTGGTATTGACAATATACAGTTTACGGACGCCACTAACCAACCTAAAGCGCAGAGCAGCACTGGCACTGGTGAAACTCAAGGCAATGACGGTCAAATTATCGCTAAGCTTGAGCGTGAAAATCAAATGATTCAGCAATCACTGCTAAACAGAAAAAGCATATACAGTCAATTCTTTGCCGATGCCAATGACTTGAACGCGACAGAATACGAGCGCCAAAACGCACAGTTAATGTTTAATTTGGCTAGCCAGATAGAGTCTGAAAATCAAAGCTTCCAAACTAGACTACAAGCCATTACAGATAGGCAGCTTGCTTTAGCAGATAATAAATCACTTAATGAAGCTCAAAAGCTAGAAGCTCAAGCCTTACTTGATGAGCAAGCAATACTGGCTAGACAGCAATTTGAAAATAGAATTACAGAGATATCACAAGAGGGTGCAGCTCAAAGGGCTTTGATAGACCAGCAAGAGGCCGTCAACAAGATAAACACTTATCAAGGGTATGCCAATACAGCTTTATCACTCGCTAGTGCATTCGGATCAAAGTCTGAAAAGGCAAATAAAAAGAGAAGAAAGCGAGCTGTAAAAATAGATACGGCAGCGGGTATAGCTCGTGCATTTGCTGAGAATGATTTTTATACGGCGCTTGGCATTTCAGCTATCATAGGCGCTAATGGATTAAAGCAACTATCGGCAATAGACAGCGCAAGTCAACCGTCTTCGCCGTCATCAGCAAGCGTGTCGACACCTCAGCCACAGCCAAGCGCTAACACAGGTACGCAAAATCAACGCCGTATAATTGATTTACGCGGACTTGAAAATGGCGGCACTGCAACATTCAGCAAAGAGCAGCTAGTGGAATTGCTTAATAATGACGATGATGTGATATTATCTGTTAATAACGGTCAACAGCAAGGTGCAAGGGTGGGTCTAATAAATGGCTGATAACTTATTTAACAACTTAATTGTAAACGAGCAACAGCAAAGCGCTCAACTTGTGCCGATTGGAAATGTATTTGTCCTCGGTAATGGTGGTGGCGCATCAGGCGGAGTTTGCAATAGTATAATCGGGTTTCGTAATACACTAACCACATCAACAGTGACAGGCGCGGCAGAGGATAGTAAGTACCCATTCACTAACGCGCTAGATTATCGAGACAATACACAATACAGCCCACTAGCTAATAGCGGCAGTGTGGTTATCGAGTTTAGCCAAAACGCTGATGTAGAGTTGGATTACATCGGCATAGCAATACACAACGGCAGAACTGCAAACTTGACAGGCTCGCTTGAATTGCTAATCAATGGTGTGTGGGAAGTTGTTGCGGCATTCACGCCACTGGGAGACTTAAAGACTATTTGCGAGTACTTTGAACCAAAGCTATCTCAGCGCCAACGATTAACGCTAAACTTCGATAGCAAGCTTTATATAGGTACTATTTACATCGGCAAGTCGTGGCAGTTTTCAAGGCTTCCCAACGAAGGTTTCACGCCTGCTAATTCAAATAGCAAAGATGAGGTCATAGGGTTTCAAGCCAATACAGGTCAATTCATTATCTCGCGTAGAAAAAAGATAGGTTACGCTCAAAGTGGTGAGTTTGATTTTATTGACTTCGATAAGATCAACACTGAATACATTGATTACATGGAGCACGTAAAGGACGGTAAGCCGTTTTTTATGAAATGGGACGTTGAGCTTAATCAGAATATATTTGGGCAGCATGCAAGCCCTAATAACTTGAGACCGCCAAGTTACACATCACCGTCAACATCATCTTTTGAATTTAGCATGATAGGGTATAACTAATGGCCTTTAATGACTTAAAATCACAACACGGCACAAGGGTAATTCAAGCTGTAGCTATTTACCCAAACGCTTGCAAGTATTCAGTTGATGAGACTATAAATAATGGATTATGCGATTCGCAGCAAATTGTAAATTCGTCATACACCGGCGCTTTATCTGTCACTGAAAATGCGGGTGCTGACATATTATTTTTACAGAATGGCAATCCATACTTAAAAACCAACAGCGGCGAGATAGCAAAAGTAACCGTTGATAGTAGTAGCCAAATAACACTTGTATCAAGAGGGCAATTTGGCACGGTGGCATCAACTATCGTTGTGGGTGAGCAATTACGCATAATTCATGGTGGTGAAGCTGACGGCTCGTGCAGGGGTTATCCACAAAGACCTGATGGCAAGGGTTGCTCAAGTGCTGATAGCTTTGACAGAGAAATTACACGTAAATTCTTGTTTACTGATATCCAGCTCGTTGCTGGTGAAATTTATTACAACGGATTAAAGTCTATATCTCACAGTCCTGTATTGCTAAAGCCTGGTGAGGCAATGGCCAAAAATGCAGGTGTCACAGTAACAATTCAAGATAACGAAGATGGCGATCAATACGCTGTGCCATATCCATCGCAAAGAAGTAATCTCTCAACGCTATTAAGAAAGTTAAACGCTAGAGTGGGCGGCTATCTAAGAAACAGGAAGATGATCACATACTCTGGCTTTTCAGAGAATAGCAGCTTTGACGAAGCTAACTGCATAGCTCGCGAATACGTCATTGACAGCTTTAATATAAGCGATGACGATAGTGTGACTATCACAGGTAAAGACCCGTTAATTCTATCCGAGGAATCAAAATCAAAAGCGCCACAGGTTAGCGCTGGCGTTTTACTTGCTGATATCACAAATGCGTCAACAGAGATAACGTTGAAGAATTTCTTGGTCGGCGAATACGGCAATGACACGGACACAGGCACAGTCAATATCGATTCTGAGCTAATTGATTACACAGTTACCGATTCTGCAGCCGGTGTGCTTGCGATAAATGCTCGCGGCGTTGCTGGTAGTGAGCAAAAGGACCACAAAATAAACGCGTCTGTGCAATGGGTGTTAACTCGCGAAAACTTTAACCCTATTGAGTTTATAGTTGATTTACTGCAAGACTACACGAATATAGAGCCAAGTTTTTTTGGTGATTACACAAGTGCGATCAATGCTGTGCAGAGTAGCGTTGGCAAAGTCTACATAAACAAATCAGAGTCAGTCAGTAAGCTCATTAACGAGATTGTACAGTCTTGGGCTGAGAACAATATCGCAATATATTTTGATGAAGTAGCCCAGCAAATAAAGATTAAGGCAAGCGGAGACTTTAGTCAGCAACCCGTTACAATTACGGACACTAACATCAAGCGCGATACAATACGCATCGATAGCGGCGATAAAGACCAAATAACGCGAGCCGCAATTGGGTTTGCACCATTTGACGCAAGTAAAAAGACCAATGATGAAAACTCATCTGTGATTTATCAGTCTATAAATATTGGGCTTGAGCTAACAGGTACATTAGAGCCGCAAGAAGCGAAAACGTTTTACTCTCGATTTTTAACTGATAGTGATACGGATGTAAGTATCGCAGTCGGCGGCATTGGTAGAGTTGCAAACGTTAACTTAAAGCCACCAAAAACTTACACTTTCACTGTTGATTACGAGTCTGTAGGCGCTGTTGACGGTGGTTTAGTTGAAGAAGGTGAGATAATAAACTTAACGACAGAAACGAATATTGATGATGATGGCTTACCGATGTCTGAAAACTTACAGATACTAAGCATCAAAGATAATTCTGACAACAAAACAGCAACTTTAAAAGCTAGACTGTATCAAGATATCGTCAATCAAGCAGACTTCGACTTTATCATTAATGAAAACAAAGAAAACTACGTACTTAGCGATGATTTCGCACCAGTAGCAGGCTCTTATAAGGTTTTCGTCTCATCTAATGTTACAATAGGTGCAACATCAACGGCTAGCTATGCTTTTGACACAGGCACGCAAGCGGCAGGGGTTGAGCTTGAAATAATTGTTAGAGGTCAAATTCTTGGCGCTGGTGGGGGTGGTGCGAATGGCGGCGTTGCTCTTGCAACCAACCCCGATGACGCACCAATGAGGGCTGAATCGCAAAGCTTTGCTGGCAGTAATGGCGGTGATGCCATTAATTTGACAGTGCAAACTGTGCTAGACTTAACGCAGGGCTTATCATATGCAGGGGGTGGCGGAGCGCCTAGCACTAAAAGTATCGCTGATAGCACTGTTTCACCTGTTTTTGTTGGCGGTGGAAATGGGGGTTCAGGTGGCCAAGGCTATGTCGGTGGGGCTGGTGGCTTTGGAGGCCAAGCGGTTGTAGAAGGTGCCGCTAGCGATACAGGCTTAAATGGCGTTAGCGGCTCAAGGTCTAGCGCAGGCTCGTTAGGCGGTATATCTGGCGGCGCATGGGGTGAGGATGGAGAAACTTCCACAGGGTTAGCGCTTGGCGGTGAATCAGGATTTGCAATAAGAAGTAATGGCAACTCAGTTACAATAATCGGCGACAATAGCGCCACAATTCGCGGAAAGAGAGACTTTTAATTATGGCGTTACAATCTTTTACACTATCAATCGGGGCGCTAGCTGATGCTGATAATAACGGCAAAAACTACGTGCCAAACCAACCAATTTACATCAAGAAAACAAGTGGGGTTTTGCAGCCTATTTACCGCGACTTAGATGGTACTTCTGAAATTCAGCAAGATGGATTAGCTAATGTTACTGATAATAAAGGGCAGTTTACATTCTTTATTGAGGCGGGTGATTATAACGCTGAACATCAAAGTCAAGTAACCCCGATTACTGTTGTCGGTGCTGATTACTTTAACAATCGAATTGATGAATCAGTGCAAGAAATAATGGAGCGCACGCCTTATGTGGTTGGTAACTTCGCCGATGGTTTTACTTATGACGCTTATGGTCAGGTGGGTGTTGATGCTAGCGGTAATGCTTGGGCTTACGTTGGCGCTGGAGCGCCTAACAAAGTAGTAACTGCTGGCACTGTACCGAGCGCGCCTGACTATAAGCAAGTTTTTTATAATGATCACGGCCTTTTAGTGAATCGAAATGGTGTAGGTTCTCATGATGATATTTATATTCGCACTGTAACTCTAGCGGAGGCTCAGGCAGAAAACCCACCCGTAGGCACTAGGTATAAAATTGAGGATTTAAACAATTATTTTCTTTACGCTGGTGTCGATGATAGTCCAAATGGTTTGACGGAGATAAGCTTAGGAGGCGGTAAATCTCTGTTCTCCAATCAGAGTCAAGCTAATTTCAACATTGACCCTGTGATTTTTTCTTCGCATGTTTACAGCATACCAAAAAACTCTATTGTAAGCACCTCCACAGTTGGCGAGTCGGTAGTCGCGTTTTCTAACCTCGTTAGTAACATAAGAAACATTAAAGTATCAGATTTAACTATATCGCAACCAAACGACCCAAATATGTCTGGCGGCACAGCAAATAATCACTTCTGTTTGGCTGTTTTTGGCGCTCACGATGGGGTTATTTCAGACCTGTTTTTTGATGGTGTTGATCTGTGTGTTAAGACTGAGTATGGAGCGGCAACCTTAGCTGATAGATCTTGCAAAAGAATAAACTCAAAAGGCTTGGTTGGGGTTGATATTGTTGGTATGGGTTATCAATCATTCGGCTCTCAGTTTTGCAATATAGTTGATATGACTTTCAACGGTAATGACGGCCTTGGCGGTAGAGCTGTTTTTCATGGCCTTCGAGTAACTGCATTTGACTTCGCGCCAAATATAGCCAATAAATTTTCCGTTATATCTGATAATTTTACAACTGGCGTTTCATTGCAACAATACAGTAATTCAAATGTAATTGAGGTGATTGCCAATAATTGCGGAGTGGGCGCTCAAATACACGGTGACGCTGAGTTAGTGCCAGAAGGTGCAGAAAGTCACAATAACGTCATTAATTTAATAGCAAAGGATTGTGATGTAGTTTGCTTTTCTGGATCTAGGGGTAACACTTTAAATATTCACGCGGATGGATGCACTGCTGGCATACTTGATGATAATTCTGCCAACAACTGGCTATGCAGAGACAATACATATAAAGGTGCGGTATTAAACACAACAGGCCGCTTGATAGAAGTTAAAGGGTATAAGACTAAAGTTGATTTAAAACTAATCGGCGTCGGTACATCAACAACTCATGGCGCAATAGTCTCTGGTGACTCATGCACTGGAAGTTTGGATATTGAGAATTGCGAAACGCCCGCCTCAATATTGGGCAGTAAAGCAAACTTAAGTTTATCAGTTTTAAATTGCGTAAACCCTACGGTCATTTCTGGTTCAGGAAATGCAATCAACTTAAATACTGATGGTGATTTATCTGTAACAGGCAATAACAACGTATTCACTGGTATCGTTTCTGGTAACATAGCAAATACAGGAACGGGAAATGATTTTAGCGGGTTGAGTGGGACTTCAAAGTCAGGGAGGCTTTTCTCGCAATCAACAAACGCGAGTGGTCAATTAACTGTAACTCACAATTTAGGCTTTGAGAACTCAAGCTCTATAACTATATTTGGCGCTTATACAGTTTCTTTAGTTTCATCTAATCAAAACTCTTTTACATTGACTGTTTATAATGTATCAGACGGGACTGTAGCAGCAAGTCAAACGGGCTTAACTTTGGAGTACACTGTAAACGCAAGAGTATAACAAGAAAGCCGCTTAATTGCGGCTTTAACTATATGCGAAAGAAAGTAAAAAACTAACACAATCACAAGCAGCCCTTTTAGCCCTTTAATTATAATGACTAAATCATTACGAAAAGATGCTAAAGGGCTGACGGGGTAACCGTATACACTCCAGTATAATTAAAAGCCGCTTTAATTGAAATTAAGTAATGATGATTTATATCTCGCAATAACAGCTGCTTGCTACTTCTTAATAACGTACAATAAGAAGTAATGGCAACTCAGTTACAATAATCGGCGACAATAGCGCCACAATTCGCGGAAAGAGAGACTTTTAATTATGGCTTTACAATCTTTTACAATATCAATCGGGACTTTGGTTGACGCAGATAGTGACGGTAAAAACTACGTTAGCGGGCAGCCGATATACATTAAGAAAACAAACGGGGTTTTACAGCCTATTTACCGTGACTTGGCTGGATCTTCTGAAATTCAACAAGATGGATTGGCTAACGTTACAGCCTCAAATGGTCAGTTTACTTTTTTTATTGAAGCGGGTGGTTATAACGCTGAATATCAAAATCAAGTGACTCCGATTACCGTTGTCGGCGCTGATTACTTCAATAGCCGAGTTGATGAGTCGGTGCAGGAGATAATGGAGCGCACGCCTTATGTGGTTGGTAACTTCGCCGATGGTTTTACTTATGACGCTTACGGTCAAGTGGGTATTGATGCTAGCGGTAATGTGTGGGCTTACATTGGTGCGGGAGCGCCTAACAAAGTAGTAACTGCTGGCACTGTACCGAGCGCGCCTGACTATAAGCAAGTTTTTTATAATGATCATAGCAATCTAAGTAATCGCAATGCTGTTGGTGCTCATGATGATATATACAGTCGTATTGGTAACGAGGCAGACCAGATTGCTATTAATTATAATGTCGGGGCAAATGCGACAATAGAAAAGGTTTCAAGAAATTTTAATTACAGGGTTATTTCTTCTGGCGCTCTTGGAGATGGAGATATAATCATAGACAAAGCTAACGGTGATAGATTTGAATTGCAGATAGAGGGAGCTTTAGACTTAAAAGCATTTGAAAGATCTGGGAGAACAGATCAAGAGGCCATGCAGAGAGCTTTGGATTACGCTTCAAATAAAAGCGGCCATTGGGTTGTTGCTTTAACACCGAGAATAAACGAACCGTACTGGATGTTCTCTAATTTGTCTGTAGGTGACAGAACAATACTACAAAATCATGGTGGAAAATTAAAATTTATGGATAATATAGCCACTGATACAGGCTCTCAATATTTCCCTATCAATGCGCAAGGAGAGGAGATTTGGCTTGATGGTTTGCACATAGATGGGAATAGGGCTGGTGGAAATGATCAGTTCGTAGTGTGTGACACGGTAACAATTGGCGGTGACGGGAATAAAATAACAGATCTTTTAATACTTGACGCTCCAGACTCTGCCTTGATGTTTAGCGACAATAAAAACTCTCAAATTGATGGCTTGCGAATATTTGGCGCTGGTGATGTTGGTATATACGCGAATGGAAGCGCGGCAGGATCGACATATAACAATCAAATTTCAAATATTGTTGCGACAGGATGCAGGTTTGGCGCTATAGGGTTTAAAAGATCATTCACTGACTGCCAAGTCAGTAATGTATCAGCAAGAATATGCGGTAACGGTTTGACATTTGAGGATTTTGGTTCAGACCTATACCCTAAAAGATTGGATATATCAGGCGTAAAACTAAATGATATAGGTTATAACCAGAGAGGGGTAGGAGTGGCAGAAAGGGGTATATCCTTTAGTAAAGGTGATGATATAAGCATAAGTGATGTCAGCGGTACAAATATAAGCGGAAATATTTTAAATGTAGAAAGTGCAGACAGGTGTACTTTTGAAGGCTTTAGCATGAAAGGTTATACAGCTTCACCAAATCCCACTAGCGGGAATAATGGGCTGAGAGTTTTTAGCTCAAGCGATACTAATTACTTAAACTTAAATTTTAGAGGTGTTGCTAATGATGCCGGGTATTTAGAAAATGTCACAGGCGGCGCTTTAGTGGGAGGTAATTACGAATCAGCTACAGGAACAGGGTTAAGGGTTAATGCTACATGCTCCCTTGACGAATTTAGCCCAACCAAACTTGGCGGTGGAGTGGCTGATCTACAATGGTTTAACGGTGCTACAGGGTTAAGTAATGGTTATACTTTAGCAAATGAAACAGGAGTTAAAAAAAGAGGCGTAAGAAGTTTAAACGCAGCTACACCTGTGGGCTTGCTAACTCCAAGATGGGAAACTGAGAAGGTATTTATGGCGAATGATAACTCTTGGTGGATGGCATACGGATTAACTAATAGCGACTGGTCAAAGATTTCAAACTAAGATCATCCAGATAGTTAAATGGAATTTACTTTACTTTATTTCTTAACACTATAGTAATTAAAACCAAAACTAGCACCGATAGTCATAGCAAACAAATGTGGTTGTCGGTGCTTACTTATTTACCCAGAAACCTTGTTTTATCTGCGCTATTTCCTAGTGTCAACGCCTACCTTCTTTTCATAAGTGCGCATAACTGCAACGCCTAGCAATGATCCAAGCAGCCCGACAATATCGGCCGCACCAAGATTAGGAAAGGCTGGCATTACTAAGTTGCCCGCGCCATCCCATCTGCTTAAAATAGTCAGCGCTTGATATGACCAAATGTAAGTCATTACAATAGCTTTAGGTACGTACATACAGAATAAAGATACAACGCCAACCCAGCCAACGGCAGGCCGCCAGCCAGCTTGAAACCAGTTACCGCTTTTTGCATCAGCTAGATTAATTTCAGCTTGCTTTAGCATTAATGAAACATGAGCATTTAATTTTGCTAAATCGCCGCTTTGCTCAAGCTCTTTCAATTTTCGCATTTCCTCTGCGCGTTTAGTTTCGTCTGGCCAAATTCTATTTATAGCCGCCTCGCCTAATGATAGTGCGGCAGTAATTGGGTCTAAACTCATGACATTAACCTTTTGACTATGAATATTGATAGATAGACAGCTAGCATAAAGCTAACTGCTATCCATGTTGTGCGACTACGCTTTAGCCTTAAGTTTTCCTTAAGCAAAGCATGGCAGTCGTGCGGGTCTACTTCACAAAACTCTGTTTCTTGCATTTCTTCATCTATGTGCTGGATCATTTATACTCACCTGTACGCATTTGCTCGGATAATTCTTCTGCGCGATATCCAACCTGCTTAGCCCACTTGCTGTTAAGCATCTCATCAGCCGCCTCGCAAAAGTGACCAACACCAACAAGCCTTAATGTGTTTTTAAATGTAAGCAGCCCTGCAACACCAAGATTAAACGCCATATTAACGAGCACGTTTTGGCGAGCGTCATTAAGTGCACAAAACCAATTAATCTCTTTTTTTATTTTATCGTAAAAATAATCCACATCGTTATTAAGCATAAATAAAGCCTCTTGCTCGCTGATGCCTTTATCTTCAAGATTGCGGCCAATGCCAAGCGTTAATTTACCAACTGTGTCAGTGTACGGCTTAAGCTTTAAACCTTCATGCTTTTTAAGTTGCTCAGCTAATTTTGTTTTATTCATAAAATACCCATTCTTTTTAAGTCAAGTTTTTCTTCAAAGTCACGGCGGCGATTAGTGAATTGCTTTGCTCTCTCGGCTTGTTTCTGCTTGCATATCTTTTGAATTAATCTGTGTCTTGCTGCTTGCTGTTCAAGTGTTAGCATTGTTTTGCTCCAGTTCATTTAATTGTTTTAACAGCTTAAGTTCTTCAACTTCATCGCCGCTTTTTTGCGCCATCCGTATATTACGTAAAACACTGTCAATCTTTGCTAATTCAAACCTACGGCGCTTTGTATATTCTAGTGCGTTGCGCCTGAGTAGATTCATTTCACTGTCGCTCATGGGAGTGCAAAGCCTTGACCCTAAACCCTCGATGATATCTAGATAATCACTTTCGTACTTCACGTAAAACCCCTTTAATTTTTATTAATTATAGCAACCCATTCCAAGCCGCGTTATAACGATTTCGAATAGGCTATAACTTATAGGTCAGCTTCCTTCACGAACATACCGTCAATCATTTTTCCTTTGCGATCTTTGATATCATTCCAGGCTGTTTCAAGGCATTGCTGCATTGTAAATCCTTCGCGCTCAATTATATTCATAAGCACGACATTAATGTCACCAACGTCGTCTTTGATATCCTTGCCCGCTGGCGCTTGCTTGATTCTACCTTTGTTTTCTATGTCGGTGACCATACCGCGAATCATTGCGGCTATCTCGTAAGCTTCCATATCAGAGTTTAGTGTGGCGTAAAGCTCAATGACTTCTTCAATCAATTTAACAAACTGCGTTTCATTTGTTGCGCCGTTAATTAAGTTGCGTTCTTTGTGCCATTGCGCAATCTTGCTAAGTTGGTTTGGTACATTGTGATTCATTGTATAAATTGTATTGCTCATTTCATAACCTCAATTTTATATCTCTGTCTAATAAACATTACTGACATATCAAAATGCTTATTACATGCTGTGTAAATTTGTTTCTTAGTACACTTGAATGCCAGGCACATATCAAGCACTGAAAAGCCTGAGAAAATCATAGCTAAAAGATTTTGCAGCTCGCTAACACTCCATTTTTTATGCTTCATTACCAAGCCTCGTATTTTGTTAATATACTATCAATCTGCTCATCACTAATTGAGTTGCCATTTGGCACAGCTAACCATGACACATTGGTTAATTCATTGCGCTGCTGAAACTTAATTGCGTGCTCTTTGTGTCGCCAGTCAAGATATTCAACAAGGTCAGACTGTAGCAGCGGCTCAGTTATTGGAACTTGATCAACTTCAAGCCTAAGTTTGCCGTTTGACTCTTTACCGCTGGCGATTAAGTGAACATTCCACTTGTGGCGAATTTCACCGATAGCAAAAGCTAATGATTGACCTACAGTGATAGAGTTGCCATTTTTAAAGTTAACGCACATACATGTGTATTTTTCGCCACTGTCTTTTTGGCTATGAAATACTGCTAGGTTTCTTAGTCCAGCTCTGGCGCTAGCTAAAGCGCCTTTCATTTTATTGTACTGCTTACGAGGCATGGTTAACCTCATAATCTGAGATAATCTCTTCAACTTCAACTAGCGCCATTTTATGTAATTCAGCTTTGATTGTTGTAGCTTCGCGTATAACTTCAAGCATTATTTCATTGTGCTGGCTAAGTTGCTTTTCAATGCAGTCACGATGCAATTGACGGTCTGATAACTTAAACCAAATTTTATCAGCTAGTAATCGCTCGATAATTTCATCTTTAGTGAAACATTCAAAAGCGGCGTTAATATTATCGTCTGTTATTTTTGAAAGGTTAATTTTAAACTCTTCTTTGTCGAAGTTGCTTTGTAATTCTTGTGCGCTATATAAGCTGTTAAACATTGTCAATTCTCCAATCAATTGTGTATTTCGTTTCATTGGAATAAATAATATTAAACATTGAGGATTTTGTATAATAACGTTTTGCTATATACATATAACAAAAAAGCCGCTTACGTTAATAAGCGGCTATGACAGGAGAATAGAAACAATTGGATTCAGTTTCTAATTGTAGTTTATGCTTACTGCTTACTGCTTTAAGTAATCAAGCAATTCGTCTTGTGTCTTTGCTTTTGATTCAATAGCTTTTACCACTTTTTCATCCATACAACCCTCAGCAACAAGATGAATGATCCTAACTGGTTTAGTTTGGCCTTGTCGATGTAATCGTGCGTTAAACTGTTGATATAACTCAAGCGACCAGGTTAAGCCGAACCAAACTATAATTGAGCCACCTTTTTGCAAGTTTAAACCCATTGAAGCGCTGGCAGGGTGAGCCAATAACATTTTAATCTCGCCATTGTTCCACTTATCAACTGCTAAACCCTCTTTGTCTAACACTACAGCGTCTTTAAAAGTAGACGTTAAGCGTTCAAGGTCTGTTTTGTAGTTGTAAGCGACTAAAATATTTTCGCTTGGGTTATCTTCAATAATATCTTTTAGCGCATCAATTTTACCGCTATGAAGCTCTACCCAGTTTTTATACTCGTCTGTATAACATGCTCCATTGCTAAACTGTAAAAGCTTGTTAGCTAAAGCGGCGGCGTTGAACACTGCTAATTCTTGGTCTAACACATCAACAATAAATTCTTTTTCTAGCTCGTCATATTGCTTTTTAACTTTTGGCGGTAAAGTTACTGGTACTGTCACATTAACTCGGTCAGGTAGTTGTAAATAGTCCTCAGATTTTAGAACCATTGTTATATCTTCAAGCTTTTTGTAAATTTCTTGCTCAGCACCTGCGCGTAAAGTGTATTTATAACCCATAAAATCAGTTTCAAAGTAACGAGATTTAAATGCAGTCATGTTGCGTCCTAATCTATCGCCCGTATCAAGTAAATATATTTGAGCATAAACGTCCATTAAACCATTACTAGCAGGTGTTCCGGTTAAACATACCATGCGTTCAATATAAGGGCGCACCTTGCGCAAGGCTTTCCAGCGTTGGGCTTTTGTACTTTTAAAGCTGCTTGCCTCATCAATGACAACCATATCAAAACACCAATTAGATTTGTAATAATCAACTAACCATACAACGTTTTCACGATTTATTATGTAAACGTCTGCATCTTTATGCAGTGCGGCTAGTCGGTTTTTCTCACTACCAGTGCAAATGCTATAAGTTAAGTGTTTTGTATGTTCCCAGTTTAACAACTCTTTATGCCAAACAGTATTAGCCACTCTCAGAGGGGCTATTATGAGTGTTTTCGTTATTCCCATTGAGTCGCTTAGGTCAGCTAATGCGGTAAGTGTAGTCAGAGTCTTACCTAAGCCTAAATCTAGCCACAAAGCATGAAACGGGTTATCAATAATGCGTTTGACTGCTGAGCGCTGATACTCGTGTAATAAATCTCTTGTTAATTTCATTTTCTAACTCCATGATTAAGTGAAAAACCCAAACGTCTTTCCTCTGATTTCCTTAGGCAAACAGTTTCAAAAAAACTTTTACTACTACCTAGATGATACGTTTTACCGTTAAACTTCATTTGAGCGCACCAACGATTAGATTTTTTATTTAAATAAACACCAGCAACCCCACTTGTGTTTGTACTATTTAACCTTTGGTTTAAGTGGTTTTCCTGATTGGTAACTGATTTTAAATTAACAATTCTATTATCAGTCCTATCACCATTTATATGGTCTATTGTTTTCGGCATTTCACCATAGACATATAGCCAAGCAAGTCTGTGTACTCGTAAAAATTTCCCACCAAAACTACCATGGTAATAACCTTTACCATCAATGGTTTTTATTTCATTACCAGCGTATCGAGTGTTAAATGATTTTAAAGCGGAAGAAGAGTTTATATGTTTAGCGGTTCTAGCTTTCCAAAACATTTTACCTGTTTCAGGATTGTAAGTTACCAGCTCTTTTAGTGTTGATTGATCAACAGGATGTGTAATCATTGTTTTACCCTCGGTTAATATATAACTATTAGTATACACCAAGGGTAAAACAAATCAACTAAGGAATGTAAGAGTTTAAAACCTCCATTGTTTCGTCTATGCTAGTGCAAACGTGTACTTTTACGCCATGCTCTAAAAATGTTTGGTGTACTTTGGCTTGCAACTTTGTAGGCTGTTTGCCTGGTTGCTTGTATTCAATAAAAACAACTTTACCATGACCAATAAAACACTTGTCCGGCAACCCTTTATTCAACTGACTCATAACTTTAAATGCAAACCAACCATGTTTAGCCGCTTCTTTTAAGCTGTCTTTTTCTATTTTAGATTCAAGCATAGTTAACCCCTAAATCAGCTAACATGCTGATAGATTCTTCAATGTACCATTGTTTATTTAAATCGCTTGGTAACTCATCACATAGATTCATTAAAGGTTTTGCACCGTCTGTGCGTGGCACTTTGTTGCCGTTTTTCTTGTATGTGATCACATCACCATCAGTTGAATAATAAAACCTAACAGCTTTACCCAAATACTCATCACGCCACACAGCCCCACCAGTAACAGAGCGAATGCTTATAAACTTTGTAATGTCTTTACACGCTTTTATAGTTTGCTCGATTGGAGTGCTATTAGCTAAATACTCTTTAACTGCAATAATGCAAATTTCATTGGTCGGGTTTTTCATTAAATTAGGCTCAGCAAATGCACCTTTACCTTTTACGCCGCCACCTTGTTTAATCGCAACGTAATTATTCACATCACGCGAGTATGTAGCCGCGTAAGGTGTCCATTCAAAGTTATACCCTGTTTCAAGCTCCCATTGATAAATCAATGTTTCAACTTCATTATGCTGCAATTTTTTAAACACTACGTTTATACCGTCAGTATTAGCACTAACAACATTAACGCCAGCAAGTTCTAAACGCTCAATCATCATTAGTAAAGACAATTGACCTGTGATAGTTGTTTGTATCAAAAGCTCAGGTGAATAAAGATAGCTGTATTTGCTGCCGAACTTACCATAAGAGCCGTTAAGCAAGATTTTATAGGCTTTATCAACAATGCTATTACCTTCATTTTTAGCTTTTACACGCTCGTCTTTTATCATTGTGTAAACGTCTAAAAATTTACTGGTTAAATGTTCTGGGTAAAGCTCTTGCTCGATAATGATTGTCGGGTACATTGACGTTAAATCGAACTCACCGAACATTTCATCTTTAGATGGTATTATCACTTGGCTTTTTTCTTGGCTATGCAATCCCCCAATACCAAACTTATATTTGGCTCCGTAAAAACCAATGGCCTTGTTTAACTCTTTAGCTAATACAACCGAACCTTTATCATTAACTTTAAAAGTACAGTCAATAACCTTGTCCAACATATCGTTAAAAACATCAGTTTCAAACTTAACCCAATCAGGTAGACGATATTTAAAAGGCTTTATAGCAGTTGAGCGTTTAACAACATTGACCCCGTAACCTTCAAGATATTGCTTAATTATTGCCTCTGCAATTTGTGCGTCTGATTTGGAGCGTAAATCAATACCATACTTGTCAGTAAGCGTAATTCGTAGGTCTATTTGCTTGCGTATAGCGTTAAATAAATCTTCTGTAGTGTCTAGGTCGTTTCGACAATATAAACGCATAGGCTCGCGCTCTGACGGTTTAATATTTGCGCTAGGCTCAATAGGCAGGTCTTGAAGTTTTTTGGAGTGTAAGCGACCACCGTAAATTTTTAAACTTGCGGCACCTGGGGCAACGTTGAATAAATCAATGTGGTCCCATTTATTAGGCACATAAAGTTTTTTATTTTTACATACTAACCAACCAGGCTTACCGCTTATTATCAGTTCATCAGATAACATTTTAAGCTGCTCGTTTGTGTAGCCCTTGAGCGCAGCGGCTATCATTGGTAAGTCATAAGCTAAACCGTTAAAGCTAACAGTCAAATTATTAAGCATGATTTTAGAAACGGCGTGACGGTCGAGCGGTTGGCCTTCAAACATTTCAAACTCGCGATAACGACCAGTTTCGATACATTTAAAGCTAATCAAATAGTAATCAATATAACATTCTATATCGAGCATTTTAGGTTTATTCATTTTGTTTCTCTTTAGTGGAGTGGCCACACATAGTAAAAAGCCTAGTAAATTTACTAGGCTTTAAGGTTATTATTTTTGGAGGTTAAAAATCGTCATCTTCTAATTCTTCGAACTCATCAACTGATGCGGTTGTATCAGTACCGAAGCGCTCACCTTCTTTAACAAATTGCAAGCCAAGTAAGTTACCTAAAACTTGTTTACCGCCTTTAGGGTGGTCTGAGTACCATAAGTCAACAATAGCGTTACAGTAATCACCCGCTTCAAGTTTACCATCTTCTTCAACAAGTGGCGTTTTATCGCGGTCGATAACTGTAGGGCGCTTATTGTTAGAACCTTTAAAAGCCATGTGATTTTCATAACCATCATAATCTTTTGTATCACCATCAATAAAAACTGTACGCTTAACAGATTTAGGTGCACCTTTAGGGAATTTTTCAGCTAAGAAAGCGTCAATGCGCTTGTTAATTTGCTCAATTTGGTCTGCTTGAGAATCTTTATCTAATAAAAGAGTACCTTCGAACTTAGTTTCGACGTTGTCGAACTCAGCACGTTTGAAGATTGCTGGAAAAGATAAGCGAGCGTTTTTAATTGTGAATTTAGCCATTTTATTTTCTACCTTATAGAATTTTAAATTTAAGTTTTGTCTCAAGGACAGGTGTAATGTTAGTTAATATATTCTTAACTGTAAAGCTTTATTTTACATTTCTTCAAATAAATCTGTAACGTCACCTATCGGTGGGCGTTTATCGCTCTCTGGCGCTAAGGTTGGTTTACCGTTCGGCTTAATTATTAGGTCTGCAATTAAGTGTTTTTCATTTTTACCTAACAGCTTTTCAGCCTGTGGTGCGCTTATTAGCTTTTTAGTATAAATTTCATCTTCACCTTTAGCAGACAATAAAACCTCTTTAGCTTGTTCTTCATCAGACCACTTACGATTACTGCGACCCTCTACAAGTTTAAAACCTGCAAACTTAGCACCATCTAGCATTAAGGTCATAACAGATTGCTCAACGCTTTTTAGCCAGCTTTCAATTAAAGGTCGGTTTTGTATTACTATGCGTTTTTGTTCATTACTCAAGTTGTCGGGGTTTTCAAGCGCCTCAATATCGTCAAACTCAGCCATGATAATTTTTTGCGTGTAATTGAACAGCGCCTTACAATCACCTTTAGCGCGGCACCATTGGCACTGTTTATCACCCGGTACACGTTCAGCGTCTTTGCTCAATGCTAAATCAGCTTGAAGCTTTACCCATTCGCCCCACTTGAGTAAATCCTTTAGGCTTATTTCCCATTCGCTAAAATTGCCTATGCGTGGCTGGTAGATGTGAAGCACAAACGTTTCTTGGTCGTCTAGCAGATAACCATAGTCATTATAGACACCGAGCGCGTACAACATTGCTTGGCTGTTATTCTCTGCTAAAACTTCAACGCCTTTACCATACTTAAGATCAATTATTTGAACTTTATCTTTTTGTATAACAATCGCGTCAGAGGTGCCGAACCCATCAGGCACCCACGGACTAAAGTCCACTTGTTGTTCAGGGAATAACTCACCTTCAAAGCTTAAAACAAAGTCAACATACCCTTGAACATGCTCGACCATTTCTTGATCTACTTTCACGCCAAAGAAAACTTGACCTAAATAACTTTCAGCTACTTCGTTATTCCGCAAACATAAATCTGCAACCTCATGAGCACAGCTACCTTCGTTAGAAGCGCTTGAGCTTGTGTTAGGGTAACTAGACTCAGCTTGTACGCTACCGGGGCAGTTAAGCCAGCGGGATGACCCACTGGCTGATAACTTGGCATGTTTAATTGCCATGATTAAAACTCCCCGCTTTCAATTTTAGCGATTAACTCCGCAAGCTTATCAACCGGTACATCGTTAGCTTTAGCTGCTCCGTACTCTTTTAATAGCGCTTTTAGTTTAGGCTTGTTTACTATATCTTCACGCGATTTAACTAAACAAAGCTTTTTAAGATCATCGTGTGTATAAGTCTTAACACTTTGCTCAGGTTCGGCTTTTGGCGCTAATTTCTGCTGTGCATCGTCAACGTTTAGAGTCTCTTTGACTTTCTCGCTATAAGCTTGGTTATTTTGCGGTAGTATAGCCAGCTCAAGTGCATCAGCGATACGTGTTAATTGTTTTAAAATTTCTTCGTTCATTTCAATTTTACCTTTTAAGTTGTATTGTTAATTCTCACTAGCCATATTAGTATATAATCTATATACTGTAAACACTTTATACATTAAAAGGGTAAATATTATGATTAAATTAATTGAGCATTTTGGTTCACAGTACAGATTAGCTAAGGAATTGCGCGTAACACGTGCCTATGTGTCTCACTGGTTTAGGGATGGTAAAGTACCACCATTACAAGCCATTAAAATTGAAGAAATAACAGGCGGTAAGTTTAAGGCTATTGATTTAATAAAAGGGGAATAAAATGGTAGTTTTTCCACTAACTAAAAATAAGGCGCCAGCCGTACCAAAAGGAACGAACTGGCAAGAGTTTAGCGGCTCAGTGAACACGGCAATGTTCGGAATAATGATACCACAAGGTGTTTTTATAATCGACATAGACACATACAAAGGTGTATCAACAGACGATATTGAGAGCGCGTTAGGTTGTAAGCTTGATTGGGATAGCGCAGAACTTCAAAAAACATTAAACGGTGGTATGCATTATGCGTTTGCTGTACCTAGTAATTTTGATTTCCCAAACGGTTCAGATTTACTAGGCGTGATTGGTTTTGATACTCGCTCAAGTGGCAAAGGCTATATTGCAAGCGGTGAAGGCTACGAGAATTTAACTTTTCACGATTCAATCGTTGAAGCTTTGCAAGATGAATTACCAGCGTTACCGGGTAAAGCAATTACATTATTAACTAGTCAATCAAGAACGACAGACAATAACGATACAGACGATTTATTGAGTATTGTGGCGGCCAACCCACACGACATTAGTTATGACGAAGTTAAAAGCTATGTTGAGTTGTTGAGTGATGATCATGCAGCAGATCAAAACACATGGTTAAAAGTGGGTATGGCGCTATGGCATCAATTAGGCGAAGAAGGTTGGGCGTTATTTGATAAGTTTAGTCAGCGATGCGAAGAAAAATACGATGAGGACGCGAACCGTAGACGCTGGGAGAGTTTTTCACGCAAACAACATACTAACCCGGTTACGTTTGCCAGTGTAATTGATTTAGCAGGCGGAGCTAAGGCTAAAAGCAAGATAATAGTACAAGAAACAAATAGAGGTTTGGAACAAGCCGAGACTTTAGATGATATTAAATCTGAGATTGAACGTTTAGCTTCGATTAACTTAGACCAAATGACACTAGACGTTACACTGAAAAAGATACAACAAAAGTACGTTGATATTTTAGGCGATAAACCAAGTATCACTTCAATTAAAGGTGAAATTAAGCGGGCGCGTGGCAACGGTAATAAAGGCGAATATGTAGAAGATTATGTGTTTATGACTGCAACAGGTGAGTATATGAACCGAGAGACAAAGGCGGTTTGCGGCCCTCGTTCGCTTGATGTAGCTCACAACCGCGACACACCTTTAAGCGCAGATGGTGAAAAGCAGAGCGCGACTGTTTACGCTAATGACATTATAGAAATAGTAGAAAACAGTATGTATTTTCCTGCTGCTGGTGAGATATTCACTCACGCAGGACTTGAATATATAAACACATATAAAGAGCCGCAAATAAAATTAAAAGAACCGGGTGAAGCGGTACAAGCTGTTATGCGTCACTTTGAACACTTGTTACCAGACGAAAAAGAGCGTGACATATTAATCAATTATTTAGCGTATAACGTACAAAACCCCGGTGTTAAGATGAACTGGTCAATAGTGCTCCAAGGTGTGCAAGGTGATGGTAAGAGCTTGTTAGCTGAAATGATGCAGATTGTAATGGGATATAATAACGTACGTATTATGAACGTTGGTAGCCTTGAGAGTAATTTCACGGGTTGGGCTACAGGTCAGTGTATGACGTTTATAGAAGAGTTAAAACTTGATAATACGCGCAAATATGAAGTGTTAAACAACTTAAAGCCTTATATTAGTAATCCAGTTGTTGAAGAGCACAAAAAAGGAAAAGACCCTAGAAGCGTCATCAATACAACAAACTATTTCGCACTAACTAACTTTAAAGACGCTATACCAATAGACGCCAACGACAGACGTTATTGTATATTGTTTAGCCAGTGGCAACGTAAAGACGCGCTAGAAGCGTTTATGCATAGCAATCCTAATTACTACAGTTCGTTGTATGAAATCGTGCGTAATAACGCTGGTGAGTTGCGTAAATTCTTTTTAGATATTGAGATAAGTAACGAGTTTTTAAGCTACAAGAGAGCGCCAGCAACTAACGCAAAATTAATGATGGAAGAACTAAGTAAATCGTCGACTCAAGTAGCACTTGAAGACGCGTTAGAGGAGTTTAGCGAGCAAATAAAATGTGATGTGGGAGAAATTGACGTCACCCAACTAGGTAAGATTATAAAGAATGCGGCCGATTTTGATGATAAGTGGGAAGACTTTCCGAAGACGAAGGCGCTTAAAAATGCTCTTTTGAACTTAGGCTATGAGCCAGTGGGAAGAAGACGAACAAACTTTAGCGGAGAAAATTATCACTACGTGTACGCAAAATAACCAATCCAACTAAATAACCCAAAAATCCCAACTTAATTAAGTTGGGATTTTTATTAGCCAAAACAACAACCCACCTAAATCCCAACTAAATAACTAAATCTTTTCTATCCCATCTCTTATATACGTATAAAAAACATATATACACAGTACATTTTATTTTATCCTATACATGTAGTTTACCTATTTATTTAGTTATTTAGTTGGGAATAGAAAAAAGATATATATAAGAAAGACTTACAACCAACTAAATAGAAAAATGATTAAGTTGGATTAAGTTTATTTAGTTTTGATTAAGTTGGTGATACAAAACGCATAAGCATATAACAAAACGGTATTTAACTTAATTCGGAATATGCGATAGATTTAGTGGAAATAATTAGTGGAGATTGAAATGAAAAAGAATTTATTAGTTTGTCGCTCAGGTGGAAGAACCAGCGAATATATGTATAAGCGCTTACTTACTGAATATTCAGATGAATATAATATTGTTGGTATATTTGCAAACACAGGGTGGGAGCATCATAAAACTTTAGAGTTCGTAAATAATAACGATATAGAAAACGCTAAGCTATATGGTGCAAAACCAATATGGGTTGAGGCGGTTGTTCACACTGGTCGAGTCGCCTGCACCCACAAGCTTGTAACATACGAAACAGCCTCAAGAAATAGAGAGCCAATGGTTGATGTCATAAAGAAGTACGGCCTACCAAACGCAGCTTACCCGCACTGCACAAGAGAGCTTAAAGAAGCGCCTATACATGACTATGTAAAAAACGTGCTTGGCTGGAGCAATAAAAAAGACGGAGATAATAATTACAATACAGCTTTAGGTATACGCATTGATGAGCCTAGAAGGTTAAAAGACTCAATGACACCGCAAAATAAAGTATACCCTCTAGCGCATTGGTTTGATGATGCGCCAGATAAATTAGATATTTTAGATTGGTGGGAAGATCGCGAATTTGATTTAGACATACCTGAGCATTTAGGTAACTGTGTTGGCTGCTTTAGAAAGTCAGAACGCAAATCAATGAAAGCTTACCGTGATGCACCTGAGCAGTTTGCGAACACCATGGAAAAAGACTACGGGCATATGGGCAGCAATAAAATAAAAGGGGTACATGTTGATGAGCCTAGAACTATGTATAGAAATTACAAAACCTGTGACGACATAATAGCAATGTTTAAAGATGCAGACCCTCAATGGCTATCAAAAGATGATCCAGAACACATGAACGAGGGTTGCGCCAGTAGCTGCGAGCCATTTGCAAGTTAGTTATAACCATATAACAAAACGGTATTTAACATTTTAAAGGTCTGGGCTTATTATTAGCTCAGACATTAAGGGAGAATGAAATGAATTTATACAAAGTGACTTTCGTAACCGGTAGCAAGCCAAGCTCAATGCGCGTTAAGGCTAAAAATGAAAACTTAGCCTGGGGATATGCTAAACAATATGGTATGCCTTCAAAAGTTGAGGTTACATGCTCGCGGTTATGGCATTTAATCTGGCCAGTTTTATTTGGTTTAGGTTTATATGGGGCGCAAATGCTATGAATTACAAAGACCAATTCACAGTTTCCGAATCAACTCAATACATGGTCATGAATGTGGTTGACGAGTTATACGACCACTCAGAAATGACTGGTCAGTTTATCGGTTTATGTCGTGCTGTAGATATTGAATTAACCGCCGCTGATGTAACTCACGAAGCAATTAAAAAGGCTATGTTATGAAAAAATGCAGAACAAGAAGTAACGCACACGTAAACGGCATATTAACTATGCAAATGATGGGTTGGAACAAAGGTTATACAATGGACTTGCCGCAGTGGCGGGTATGTGATGTTAAATTTAGTGTGCATGGTATAAGCTTATAACTAAACGTTATTAGCAATATTTGACGGTTGGTGTATTATTAAATTGTGCAGTGCAGAAGTATAGCGCATAAAGACACAGGGTTTATCAATCAATTAATAAGGTTTGGTGATTAATCTCGTAGCTATGACGATATATAGCATTGCTAAGCACAGTCGAGAGATAGAGCGAGGCGCATTAGAGTGTAATGGTGATATAGTTTTAAATAGGATGTAACGGCATACGGCTCATAGTGAACGGTGCGACAAGTGTGATGTCTATCTATGTCAATCGATACACTTTGTATCTATCTTTTAACCAAGATATAGTCTTAACCATTTCGCCGCTTAGTGACGTAAGCGGCTTTTTTATATCTGGTACAGTGTTATAC